ACTTGACTCAAGTAACCGAGATAAGCTTATGGCGTTGTTAATCTCAGAAACTTCAACGACATCATTCCCACCAAACTACCAACTTGAAGCGACTATTGAAGATGAGTTACCCCACTTCGCTAAGTTCTTGTTGGATTACAAACCCCACCCTGAAGTTGAAGACGTAGGTCGTTTTGGTGTTCAGAGTTACATCGAACCTCTGATCGCTGACGCGGCTTATGACAACAGTTACCGAAGCACCGTAGCTGAACTAGTCGAGTTCTTCTGTAAGCGGTGTCGGAATAGCGCACCGGATCTTGGTAAGTGGTCGGGAACTCTTACTGAATTCCAAGTTGCGATACACGCCTTTAACGACGGTCGGAATGTCGGTATGTCTAATAACCTAGAGTTTATCAGACGAGGTATGTCAGTTCTTGAAGAAGCTGGATCAGTAAACAGTAACATCAGGCCGATCAACTCTAGAGGGCAAGGCGGTGGAAAATTGTGGAGCATTGACCTCAGTGAGATATACGATATAGGTTACCAAGCGGATGACAAACGAAGATCTTCAGATCAGGAGGCAGGAACTTTGCGGTGAGTTCTGGGTGGACCTACGTGAAGCTATGGAGAAAGTCGGAGGAGATCCGTCCATCATAGACGCTTACGTAGACGCTCCCCTAAGTGAGTTCGTAGACCTCGTTGCACCGAACGGAATAAGGCCCGTCTTTAAAAGGACGGGCCACATCCACCACAAAATATCACCGCCGGAGGAGGAGGAGTGACTCGAAAGCGTCTGGCCGACGAGTCCTCTTAATCTCGATGTTGTATCCATCAGCCTTGAAACGGAATCCGTCTTTGTCGAGAGTGCCTCTCTCGTTAAACCGTTTCTTGTGTATGATGGTCTTCTTAGGAGTCCACCCACAAAGCCATACCTTCCGTAGACCTTTGTGGACTCGCATGAAGAAGTATACGTCGGCTTCAAACTTGCTGAACTTAGTCCTGACTACGGAAGCGTTGTAGTTCAGCTTAGGTGGGGTGTTACAGCTCTTAGCCTTAACATCAACCTTGATACCTTTGTATTCGTAGTCGTGGGTGTAGGACTTATCGCCGACGTAGTCGAACTGCTTAAAAGTATTCTCAAAGGCGACCTCACCTAAGAAGCCCGTCATGTTTCCTTTGCCGTTAGTGAATGATGTCCTCAGCTCGCCTAGAGCGTCAGACCTACGGCACGCTTCAGCGACATCTTCAGGCGTAGGTTTGTAGAGTATGAAACGACTCATGATTTGCGCTTACGCGCATTTTTAAGGAGCCTCTTCTTAGTAGCTGGCTTAGTGTGGGTGTGGCCTTTCTTCTTCATAGCAAGGTGCTGCTCGTAGGTGTTAGCCATGAAGCCCTCACCCTTCTTGTTATACATTACGTGTGGTTTGAAATTTTTCATTTCCCCCTAACGATTTCTACGCCCTCTTTCTGTTTCATCCCTGTCTTAAACATGTTCGCTTCTTCTGTCCGACGCTTAGTAAGTCCATCAGAAGGAACGGACTTACCCTTCTCCGTTACCTTGTTGTATAAAGGAATCGCCGCAGCGATTTCAGCATCGCTCCGTTTACCATTACCAGTCACCTCTCCAATATTACCTACGTTATACCGGAAACTAGTTAAGGCGTTTACTTGTGCAGGAGACCAGTTGTAACCCCACTTTTTCATGGCACCTAAGACAACCTTCCGGTCCCCTTGAATCCGATCAACCGCTCTTTTACGGGCAGTCTTTTCATCAATAGATGTCTCACCTTTTTCGGCCTTCGTCCCGTAACCAATACTAGTCTGCTTAAAGTCTGCGTAAGGTTTAGGGGAGAACTTCTCATACTTGAGAATCATAGGAGTTACGGTCGGCTCACTACTAGAGTTTTTCGATATGGCTAGCACACGCTTCTCGACGGCGTCTTTAAATTGGTCTGGCATTATTTTAAGCGTTTAAGGATTCGTTCGTAGGCTGGAAAGAAAACTTCGTCGATGCAACGGATACAGGCTTCTTCCTGAAAGCTCTCGCAGAACGAGATGCCTGAGATATGGAAGGAGGCGTGTAACATTTCATGACGTAAGGTAGGTATAATTTCGTGTTCCGGTAGTTTGTTATGTAACTGGATTATTCGTTTCTCGTGTAAATACTGTCCGTAACAATCATCTAACTCAGTCTTTTGGATCTTGATCCGCTGACCAGCGATCATGACTGACTTTAGTGATTTCACTTTTTAGATCGGTTTCTTGATTTGCTGAGTAATCTTAAATTTTTACGCGAGTTGTTTTTCGGATTTCCGTCTTTGTGGTCAACGTCCTTACCTTCGACCCGCTTGCCTAAAATCTTCTTCATCTTACGACGTGCGCCATTACGGCTAGCCCGATTCTTTTTCTGTTCCGGCTTTCCTTGGTAGTTGTCGTATTCTTTTTTGTAGTTTCTCATGCGTTGTTAAAGTATTCGACAATCGCTTGCGCGTATACGTCGGCTAGTAGTGAGTGCTTGTTATCCATTAGTATCCATTCCTTCGGGGAACTTCCGAAGAAAGGCTCGCAGATCACGGCTGGCGGTGGCACGCTCCGCAAGAATCCGGCTCCCCGACCGTCTGGCTCAATCGCCTTTACGCCCCTGTCCTTCTGCACCTTAAAGGTTTCAGATTGGGACTTGCGGAAACACTCAGCTAAACGGCGACCGTTGTTGCTGGTGTGGTAATGTAGGTATTCGTAGCCCTCTGCTTTCGTGCTTGAGTAGCTGTTGAAGTGCAGCTCAATCGCAATGTCACACTTCTCCTTCGCAACGCTCTGGCCTAACCAGTCCATCGCACGGCTGTAGCTCTCTGACGGGTAGTCGTCAAAGACAACCGATTGAATGCCTTGGTGGCGTAGGTGGTTCCGCAACAGGTCTGCGACCTTCTTGTTGTAAGTCCACTCGTCCACACCGCCGACAGAGCTTGCGCCTTTGTCGCCTATCCGGCTGTGGCCAACACAAATAGCGACCTTCTTGAGCTTCTTAACCTTCTTGCGCTTGGCAGCTTTAGCCACTCTGTAAGCGGCTATCAGTTCTAGAATCTTGTCGAGTATTTGGCTTGGCTTCATTTCGCGATAATAATAGCGCGGCGGTAGCTGTAGTCACTGTGAAACTTCTGGCCACTGCCTACGAAGATGCCTTCCTTAAACTGATACTCAGCACCTTCAATTAAGGTCACTGTTGGTGGATCGTAGAGCGCACTTCTGTTCAAAGCGGAGGCGTCTTGATAACCTCTCGATACGCAGCTTGGCAGCAGGAGAGCCGTCAGCAGCGAGATCGTCGATTTCATCTTCCAGCTCATAAATGTAACACCTTCTTTTCCAATTCAACGTAGCGACATACGCCTTGATTAGCTCAGTGAGCAGCTTAATCACTTATCCTTAGCCTTGAACACGTTAAGCGCGAGCCAGTCAACGATCTTGTATGCCTTACCGATAAAGGTATCATCCTTCGGCGTAGGTGTAAGGGCAGCGATAGCGGACGCGGCTGCAATGACGGCGGTGACAACCCCGAAGAGTTGCTCTTTGTTTTCTAAGATGTAATCAATCATTTCTTGCGGTTGCGGAATTTTTCAACTGCCGTTATAGCAGAGAGGACGGCGATAATCAAGCCGAGAAAAGTCGAGAGGAGTTGGATTCCCATATCTAGGTTTTCAGGCAAAGTTGACATGAAAGCGATAGCAGATCCCACGATACCGGATATAGGGTGCGTGATGTGTTGAAACATTAGAGTTCAGTAGGTGCTGGTTTTAATGATAAGAAAGTCTGTTCAGTGAGTTCCTCGATAGATCCGGCTTCAAGTGGGTCTTCTAGCATCTGGTCGTCAGCTTCGGTGAACCGCCAGCAGTCAATCGCGATGAGCTTGCCGGAACCGTCGGTGGCGTCAGCGAGTTGTTCAACCGGAGGCAATCCGGTTAAAGTCGTTTGCTGCTTATTAGGATAACCGCGAGACTGATCGACTCCCGCTGCGAGGGCCGTGTAAACGTCAGGTTGGCAGACATAGTAACGAAAGCCTGTATCGGCTCTCGACTGTTCGATCTCTGTAAGCGGTTGTTCTTCGTCCATTGTTAGGGTTCTACAAATTCTAAGATGTCATCAAGCTCGTCGATTGCCTCAAGGTCTTCTTCGACGGGCGGTTCCCACTGCAAACGCTGAAGGTAAGTGTCGAGGTCGATCTCTTCGATG